CCACAGTTCAAGTAACTAACTTAAACTCCAATGGAAGGTAAATCCTTCCAACCTATTACCGCTAGGGTCGCACATTTGGCAATCTTATCGGTAGTATCTGGTCTAAACTTTTGTTTATACCAGTCAGGCAAGCTTACTTCTCGATACCTTTGAAGGTACTGATGCTTCTCGGCATAGCCCACTCGTCCATAGACGATAGGGTGGCCAGACATCACCACTATTCCCGATTGCAAATTCGGGTCAGGCATTTGAGTGTCAACCTCATCTGCCATGTGGAAGAAGTACGCTCTAAGCTTCGCATCATCATTCTTGATTGGATGCGCTGTTTTACCACAGACGCCCAATTGGGCTAAGTAGTAAACAGATGGAATTTCGAACGAATTCGATAGTCCATTCTTTTCACACTCTTTCGAGAAACGCCTCCTTACCTTAGAAGGTAAGTGGGACCACGGTATCACGATACCTGTGGCTCGTTGGTAATCAAAAAGATTACCAAACCCTATAGGCGCCTGGTCCGAGGTATAGAACGGTACGTGATTCTTAACGTACGTCTTACCGGCAAACTCAACGAGATTGCCTTCATAGGACTTATGAAGAGAAAGAGGAATGCCTCTATTGGTCATTTCTCTAATATATCTCTTACGGAGCTTCTTATTAAAAACTAATAAGTCATCTCCAAGGATACAATAGGGCGAATGCCCGTATCCCATTTCGAAAGAGAGCGCTTCTAAAAATAGGTTATGTGTCAGAGCTAAAACTCTGAATGACGGGAGAGCACCTAAAGGTTGCCCTACTGTCCATTTGCTTAATACTTTGTCATTAAGCCACATCTCCTTAGAGACCTTAACAAAGAGGTCCCAGCTTGCGTTGACAGCAATGCTGGAGCGCGGTCTGAAAAGCCTTTCCCAGATAGCTATACCCCAAGAAAGGGGCAAGTTATCGGTAGCCTGAGACAAGTCAACAGAACCGACATACAAATTTTCATTTGTAACACGGTTGGTTATCTTAGTGTCCATTTTACCTTGATTAAAAGTACAATCATGAGGAAATTTCCTTATGATTGAATCAAGGAAATCAGCACACGGAGCCATGCCCATCTGCAGAATCCTATTAGGAGCTGCAATTGGTCTACGCTTAACCGTGCCCTTCTTAGGGATATGATGTATTTGTCCTACAAAGGACCCATCATATGGTGTTATTGGACACATTGGAAATGAATCGAGGGAATTCTTACTATGTTTCATCATAGAAAGAAATTCAGGGCTTAATCCCATTTGAATGACCATTATCTGGTCGGGGGTTAAGGTGATGCCTCCATGATACTGAAGTATCAGGTTCCATCTCCAAAAGTCCTGCTCGAGACTATTGCTTGCGACTTCTCTCTTAGAGTTGTCGTAATCAACGTACATCTCAGGAACAGGCAGAGCCTTTCTCAAGGACTCCATAACCAGAGAAGAGATGGCTTTCCCACGATTTGGGCCGGTTTTCCACCGACCAAGGGATAGCCGATATTTCCAATCTTTTACATATGCAGTATATTCTGCATAGGTATGCCATGAAGCATACCTCCTAAGAAGAGCAAGTACCTTTCTCGGATATTTAAATCCGATAGGGAATTTATCCCCAGCTCTTTTAAGCTGTCGGTACTGATTCTTAGTTAGCACAGGCAAGGTTATCATCCTTAGCCAGGCTTGAAGAAAGGTTGGTACATCAGTGTTAACTGATTCTTCTCTCGACGCTAAGTACACGTCTTCTGTTCTAGCAGATTGCTCTACTGAAACAAGTGGTTCATTAAGACCCACATATAATTTCAGAAAGTTAAGCACCTCTTCTGGCTGACTATCTGCATAAGCAAATAGCATTTTCAGCCATCCGTTCTTACGAACGGGTACTTGATTGAGGTACCAAGAGAGCTTGCTGAGTCTCTTGGAATCTGCGCGATAAGCTAGCACCACTTCACGTATTCTCTTGAATACATCGGCGGCATATGCTAGGCCATTGTGCTTTGCAAGCCAAAGATATTTGTGCATGTAATAAGATTTAAGTTTCTTATTCAGCTTTATCGATGACAGAATAACGGTATTGACAATAGGTTGTGTATTTTTCATACTCAATCTCCTTTGTGCTCGGTTAGACGTATCTAACCTGCGCTGAGGCCTGTCAAAGCCAGTTATAATGGCGTCGTGCTTCCTTGGCTTCTTGCGAAGCAAGTTGGCGAGGAATAGTACAGCTTAGCTATAAACACTATCAATTCGTGAAATTAATAGTGTAGTGTGCTTAACA